TATCTTTTACAGTACCTGATGAGACATTCAATGGTAATACATTAGTAAGTGACCCTATTGTGGGTCAATATATAGTAGTAGCAACTAAAGATGGAGGTCAGAACTATAATGACACATCAGATGATTTAACCTTTTCAATAGTAAAGATTGATCAAACACCGTTGGATTTTTCAGGTTTGGATGTTAGTTATGATTATTCGGAAACCATTATATTGGACACAAGTGGTGGGTCCGGTACAGGAGCAGTCAGTTTCACACTAAGTGGTGATACTGTAACATCACCTCTTACTGATATATCAGCTGGGTCTTATAATCTTGTTGCAACTAAGGCAGCCGATAATAACTATAACGATATATCAATTAATACAACTCTTATAATCAATAAGATTGACCAAAATACCGACTTTAAAATTACAAATTCTGTTCATGGTTATGAATATTTACAGGATATTATATTTACTGTAACCGGTGGATCCGGAAATGGAGATGTATCTTTTGTATTACCTGGTCAATCATTCAATGGTAATACATTAGTAAGTGACCCTATTGTGGGTGAATATACAGTAGTAGCAACTAAGGATGGAGGTCGGAACTATAATGACACATCAGATGATTTAACCTTTTCAATAGTAAAGATTGATCAAACACCGTTGGATTTTTCAGGTTTGGATGTTAGTTATGATTATTCGGAACATATTATATTGGACACAAGTGGTGGATCCGGTACTGGTGCAATAAGTTTCAGACTAGATGGTTATCTAGTACCATCAACTCTTCTTAATACATCAGCTGCAACCTATACATTGGTTGCAATTAAGGCAGCCGATACAAACTATAATGAGGCATCAGTAAGTACAAACATAACCGTCAATAAGATAGACCAAATAATCCCTATATATTTTTCAGGAGTAGATTCTAGTTATAACTACAAAGAGCCTATAAATTTGGCGACTACTGGAGGATCAGGAACAGGTACGGTTATTTTCATATTGAATGGTGACCCGAGTAGGCCTATTCCATTTAGACTTACAAACTACGCAGTAGGTACCTATATTGTGGGAGCTTATAAACAAGCCGATGAAAATTATAATGAGAGTACAATTATCACTACAACAATTACAATCAATAAGATTGATCAAGAGCCATTGATATTTACAGGATTAGATACTAGTTATAATTACTTGGATGATATAACTTTTACTGTGACGGGAGGTTCAAGTACAAAAGGTATCGATTATGCATATAATGGTATTGAATTCATATCCTTTCCTATTACAGAATTAGATGCTGGACAACATATATTCACTGCATTTAGAGAAGGTGATAATAATTACAATGATATTTCACGTAGTACAATATTAATAGTCAATAAGATCGATCAACCCGACTTTCAAATACTCAATACAAGAGTAAAATTTCTCCAATCATCTACTCAATTTATAGAGTTGTTATTCAGTGGAGGAAGAGAAAACGCGAATGACGAAGATTATGAAATAAAAGTCAATAATGAGATTAACCCTAACCGTTTCCTATCAATATATTACACAGGTCACTATGTAGTAGAAGTAAAATTATCAGGAGATAATAATTATAATGATATAAGTGATATCTATAATTATAGCGTAATAGATAGACCACCATTCAGTGTATTTACAAGTAAATTAGAATATTATCGTTTAATAATTAAAGCAAAACGAAGTGAGGAAAATGTAGATGATGCAAATACAACGGAAATATATTATAATAATAGTGATGTATCAGAAACTGAAAATCGAGTATTTATTGGATCATTAATCCCTGATTATACACTAGTAAGTAATCATGTATATGATTTTACAGTCAAACCGAATAGTGACTATTTTGTCTTAGAATTGATTAATACAATACAAGATAATACATCTAATGCAATCGACCATATGGAAATGTATTTATTAGATCCAAAAACTATGCAACCGATTAATGATCATAATCTGATTGGAACACCGGATATGAATTTAAATGATACTGATAACGGTGAATTTGAAATAATTATTGAAAATCCATTGAAAAAAAGTTGGACAGCAGCATCCGGTGTTATATCAGATTATAATAGTCTCGGGTTTTCAATCGACAGTGAAACAGCTGTTTTAACATCTACTGCATATTTATTTCAGGAATTGTATATTAATCGATCGTACAATGATCAAACAAATGAAATTACCGTCGAATTTATCAATATCAATACTAATGATGTCACAGGATTCCCTAGTTATACAAGTGAGCAAAAATACGATTATTTAGAAGATATTTATGTAGTACCATATGGTGGCGTTGAAAATGGTATAATCACGTACGATACACATTTGATAGTAGATAGAGAGATTTCTGATCTCGAAGTAGGTACTTATACGTTCGATGCAACTAAGGATGGAGGCGATATTTACGGAAATGTGGTTTACGATTTCTCTTTTACTATAATTAAAATCGATCAAAGTAATAATTTGAATATTATTGGTTTAAAAGATAGTTACAATTACTTGGATTCCATAATACTAAATACAAGTGGAGGTAATGGTACTGGAATTGTAGAATACACATTTAAAAATACAAATGGAGAGAACACCTCCGATGAATTAAACGGTGGTATTTACACTGTACAAGCTAAAAAATCAAGTGATCGAAATTATAATAGCACAATTAGCCCTGAAGTATCATTTACTGTTCTCAAAATAGAGCAAGCCGCGATTACCATAATTAATGTAAATAATAGTTATTCATACTTGACACCTATTTATTTTTCTGTTGTTGGTGGTACCTTAACTACTGATTCTATTTTTACATTATATGAAGAAGTATCTGAAAATAATTATACAGCGGTTTCCAATGATATAGCGAGTCCATTGGATAATGTATTTGTAGGGTCATATCGTCTTGAATGTACGAAATTAGGAGATGTAAATTATAAAGATATTAGTACCTTTGTTGATTTCTCAGTAGAAAAAATTAATCAAATATCACGAATGGTTATAACAAGCGAATCGAATACTAATAATTTTTATTATACTCAAACATCACTTACTGCAATAGTAAGTGGTGGTAATGGAGATGGTGCAATCACTTTTTCGTCTTTGACTCTAGGACAAGTTCCACCCGTACCACCCGTGGAAATGACTGGTAATATAGTATCATTATTCACAACTCCTGGTGTATATTATATTACTGCTACAAAAGCAGGTGACCGCAATTATAATAGTGCCCAAAGTGGATCATTTGGATTTCAAATTCAAAAAATACGACAAGATCCACTTGTTCTAGGAAATCATACTGAAAGTTATGTTTATGACCCAGAACTTTCCATTGATTTTAATACACATATAAGCGGAGGGTCCGGTACAGGTGCTATTTCAGTGTATAGTAATGGCGTTTTATTAGAAGAAAATATTCTAGATAAACCTAATGTTGGTACATATAATATTAAAGTAACAAAATCCGGTGATCAAAATTATCAAAATTATTTAAATAGAGGCATTACTGGTACCATTTTTGTTACAAAAACCGAACAAGATCAAATCGTTTTTAATACTACAGATATATTTACGTATGGTGACGAAATCATTTTATCAGGATATTCAACTACTGTTACTAATGGAGTTTTTACGTTTTCTTATAATGGTGTTATTTTGGATAATCTGACCGGTTTTGATGTAGGTACATATACTATTGTGGCGTTAAATACAGGCGGTATCAATTATTTTGACTTAAGTGGCGAAAAAAAAATTAAAATTATAAAGGCTGAACAATCTGATTTTAAGATAATTATCTCAAACTATTTTATATATAATCCAAGCCTTCGATTTGTATTTAATGCATCCGGTGGTTCAGGAAATGGACCCATTCAATATGATTTAGAATCGGATTTCAACCAAGATGATAATACAACAGTTCGTTATGATTTAAAATATATAGATGGACCTGAAGTAGGTGATTATACACTATCCGCTGAACGAGATGGAGGTAAAAATTATGAACATAAAAAGGTATTTGAGAGTTTTGCAGTAGATCAAGCGGATCAAGCTGAGTTGTACGAGTTAAATAATTCATCGTACGTATATGATCCTAACCAACGCATTTATTTTAATGTATCCGGTGGATCTACAAATAACCCAGTGACGTATCAGTACCAATATTATTACAATGGTGAAGATAGTTCATTCGTGTTTCAAGAATACTTGGATTCACCAGAAGTCGGTGATTATACAATTACAGTAACCAAAGATGGAAACCGAAATTACAAACAAATTGTATATACTTATAACATTGAAATTACTAAAGCTGATCAAGCACCAATAACAGTAACACCAAGTACAGTCAATTATCTTTTACAAAGTGGATCTGTACAATTGGATATTTCAGGAGGATCGACTGAATCTGATTTAGAATTGGAATTTGCATCGGAAAATGTATCGATTGATCCTACTAGTAATTTAGTAACCTTTAGTCGTCCAGGTAAGATTACAATTGAAGCTAAAAAAGATGGAAATAAGAATTATAAAGATTTATATGTAATATTGACATTTGAAGTCATTATCAATTCTCAAGTATTGAGAGAAATGGGTTATCGACCTCGTGATTTAGTAAATGATCCATATATTGAATTAAAAGACATTAAAGATAGTTACAGTGTAGTGGAATTAGTAAATAATGCAATTTCAGGTATAGGTCATGCTGTAGACAAACTAAATGGTTTTACAGTACGGGAAATGTTTTTAGGCGAAATTAGTGCATGTGCAATATTTGATTCAAGACTTTTCACTGTACTGGATTTAAAAAGAGCCGGGTTTAAAATGCGTATATGTGTCAGATCGTAATAATGATTTCTCTCCAACAACTATATTTGGATCAATTGAATAATAAATGAGCGATCATAATTTACAAATCGAGACATATTCTTTAAAAGAGTTGCTCGGTTTATTTCATTTTACAATGGACCAAAATATCGATGTAGATGATTTAAAACGTGCAAAGAAAACAGTATTGATGATGCATCCCGATAAATCCAAATTACCGAAAGAGTATTTTTTATTTTACAAGAAAGCATTTGATATTATTGTTCGAATGTACGATAATGTAAAAAAAGTATCTCAAACAGTGGAAGATACGGTTTATAAAGGAGATGATGTAAATGCAGTTGATGAAGAACATTCGAAACAATTTAGGAAAAAGTTGGGGAAAATGCCGACGGAACAATTTCATAAAACATTCCATTCATTATTTGAGACACATGCCAAAAAACCAGTAAATCAAGAAAAATATGCGTGGTTTTCATCAGAAGAAGAAACACCGGTTATTCAATCTACGAATACTATACACAATGCAAATCAAATCAATCACGAAATGGATAAAATTAAACAACGACAACAAGAAATGACTGTATATCAAGATGTTCGGTCTATGACTCATACTAGCGGTAACTCATTTTATCAAGACGATGACGATGATGACGACGGATCTTATGTAGAATGCGATCCATTTAGTAAATTGAAGTTTGATGATGTACGGAAAGTACATCGAGATCAAGTAGTGATTGGAGTCCGAGATAGTGATTTCTCTCAAGTACCCAAATATAAAAATGTAGATGAATATCAGCGATCAAGACATGCAGCTGGTTCGGTTGCTCCCATGGAAAAAACGCAAGCTCAACACATGATGGACGAACAAGAACGTTTTCTACAGAGTAAAATACGGAACAAACAATACCAATCGGAACAGACGACAATGCGAAATATTGAAGTGAATAAACAAATCATGTCCAATTTTTTGTTTCTAAGTAACTAACCGAGCTTGTAATCCGAGCTTGAAAAAAAACAAATGGTACAAATAATATAAATGCAACTCTTTCTAATCCTATAAGAACGGAGTAGTAGTATGGTACATATTTTAGTTAATCTCAAAGAAGTGAAATATAATGACATTTGTACTTTTTACAATAATCATAAAAATAAAGAGTGGAATTCAATTAGTAGATTAGACCGATTTGAAGGAGGCTTTTGTATTCCATTTGGATCAGAAGATGATTTCGACAGTACAAATAATCAACAATCCAAACAGGTTCGATGGAATCGGAAACGATTAATTACACCAGGAGGTTGCTGCCGATTTACATTGGAAGAATTGACTTTATTGTATAAGGCAATGACTCATGTACATGGAGATGATAATGTATTTTTAGAAACTGGTCCCATTTATAAATAAACCCTACTTACTATACTAGAAAAAAGTAAAAAAAATAAGTTGAAAAGAAAATATTCTATTAATGTACATAGTATTATAATGGATTATAATATGTACAACGCAATGCTTTTAACGGCTGTTGGTTTTACTGGTACCATTGCTGGTTATCTAGCAATTACTCTCTATATAAAGTGTAAAAATCGTATTATTGAAAGTAACCGAGAACGTGCCTCTTCTACTTCTAGTACATCATCTACGATTAGTGTACATTTATTAGACGAGACTAGTGGTTTTGTTTAACAAACCACCTTTTTTTATTTTTTCGACTTGTTTATTGGCAAGAGAATCCGCGATTCTACGCAATTGATTTATTCGTAACGAAAGGTTGGAATTGGTCATATTGGTTTCATTATTGATATTATAACGAGGTGTTCCGCCAATATTATTACCATAGTGTTGAGTCAATGGAAATAAAAGTTCCATTTTATAATAGACCATATTAATCCAATCATCACAACACCAATTGATGATTTCGGGTGGAAAATAGTATCCAAACCATTCCATGTGTTTTCTAGAAACAAATGTTTGTGTAATAATACGCGAGTTATTGGATACAGGTCCAGTAACACCTTGATTTTCATGTTTTTGCAAAATGTCGATACTGTCATTTACCCAGCCTTTTGTATGGAATTCAATGTCATCGCCACATTGATAAAAGTAGTCACAGTCGTCATTATACGCCTGTTCGAAAAGTCTGTTCCACATGACAGTTAAATGGCCTTTCGTAATATTATCCATATAAATGAATTTCAAACTAATATGAGTGCATATTGAACATAATCGAATCAGTTTCCATTGGTTATCTTCATTGTCGTATATAGGATCATTGCGGTCAATACCAATGTAAAAAACATATTGATGCTCTTTGTCGTGTGTAAGTAAAAAAGATTTTAATGTGCTCTTGTACAAATAGGATTCATTTACGGTAGTCCATGGACGTTGATTTGATGTAGATGGTATTAGAACACCTATTTTCATTACCATCGAGACCGAATCTATATAATCAATAGTAACAATTATTTATTATATTATTATTTTCGAATTTAATTAATGTTTTCTAGTACAAGATTATTTTTTACGAACTCTTCTAATTGAGCAATACGATTTTCTAGTGATTCCAATTTTTTCTCGAGTTCTTCCCTATTTTCTGAAGTAGTAGAAGGATTAGAAGTATTTGCCACAACAGCATCGGTAGTATTAGGGGTAGTTTGTGCTATTATAATAGGATTAACGGATATGTCTCGATTGCGTTCTTGTTGATATTGTTCAATTAATTCATCTACATTTTGGATTACACCGTCTTCATCTTGTACTGGTTCTTCAAACATGCTTTTTGGGTCGGGTAATGTAGGTTTCTCATAAAAGCTCTGAAATTGTTTCTGCTTTTCTTCGAATATACGTTTCATCCTTTCTTCTGATGTTTCAACTACATATGACGATTCTGGTTGTTGTGGTTGTTGTGGTTGTTGTGGTTGTGGAAAATATCCTTCGGATGGATTGATTGGATTTTGCGAGTATTGTATTGGAGATGGATTAGTAGAAGAGGGTGGTGTAATCAGTTCCTTGGTATTGGACAGTAAAGTTTGCATTGTTTTACGGTTTAATTGTTGAAGTTCAGTGGTGGATAAATACGTAGAATTGGATTGAGATATAGTAGAATAGACTGTCTCTACTGATTTACGAAATATACTTGTTTGTTGATCATTTGATATTTGTTGAACAATGGGAATACGGATATACGTACTCCATAAAAGCTCTTGATTTTTAGAATGAATATATTGTTGCGCCATTGATAATAATTATACTAATAATAATAATTATATTCATTTATTGTCCATCTTTATTTTGTTTTTTTTTCATCCAGCAAATTAGTATTCCATATACTTTCTTTATTATATTCGCTTACATATACTGGATTCTTTGTCTTTTGATCGGTTTTATAGTAATTGGTAAAAACATCGTAAGGTTCTTTTTTTGGGTTTTCACCTTCCTTGTTATCTTCGTCAGGGATTATATTGGATCCAGTTAAACGTAAAATTCGAAATATAGTTTCAATACCAAAAATATCTGCATATTTTTGACCTTTATCTTCACTTTTATACGTGACCGAATACATATAATCACTTTCATCTTGAGGATTCATGGCTACTTTATCCGATCCAGTTGTATAATCATTAGTGTAAAAATTTTTTACTGTATCCAGCTTAGTGTCATAAGTGGTTAAAATAATTTTTGGGTTATTCTCATTGACTGGTAATTTATTAATAATTTCTTGAATTGATTTTTCAGAATTATCAGAATTATTCGGTTTCGAGTCTCCTACTTTTTTTAATTCTTCTTTTAATTCATCCTTCGTTTTAGTTGAATCATATTCTAGTATTAATTTATTATTTGCATCAATTATATTGTATATTTCTTTTTTGTGCTCAGGTTTTAACTTAGATTTACCAACGTCTTTTTTTAATTTTTTCCCAGCATTTTTCAATGCTTTAACATTTTCTATTAATTCACCTCGTTTAGTATATGCGTTTTGGTGCTTTTCAGTATGCTGAACACCATCGGTTCCATCGTAAGGCATTGCATAGTAGTCAGTAGTATATGTTTCATTTCTATTTATTTTACCTGGTGTATGACCTTCACCATCATTTATATCATGTACTTTTTGATATTCATGAACAAAATTTTTTATATTAAAATTATCATACGGATCTTCTACTAATAGCTCCAAAGACTTGATTATTTTAATAACTCTTTCTTTTTCTTCTCCATTTTTTTGATTTGCAATTGTTTCAAGCTGTTTGATTCTATAATAAGGGTCAATTTTACCTTTTTCTGTATTTTTTTTATTATCTTTTTCTGTATTTTTTTCATTTAAATTCTCATTATTAGTAGTGCCATTTGGTTTATCTTTAACAGTTTCTGTTTTTTCTTGTTTTTCTACAAATAAATGGTCATTATAATATTCTGTAATATCTTTGTTACCCGGTTTTATTTTTTTTATATCTGGTAAATTACCTACAAGTATATTAAAACCTTGTTGATATGTTTCATTATTAGCATTCTCATCAGTCATTGAATAAAACTATAAAAATACAAATACGCGATTTTCTATAGATGATCATTAGAAAAAATAATCCTTCTTTTTGCTTTTACGAGTTACTTTAGCATTTTTCTTCGTATTTTTGCGCGTTTTTTTCAATACAGGTTTCGTGCTTTGTTTAGGTGTTTGTGTTCCCTTTTTGGTACTAGTACTACTATTCTTTTCTCCAGGAGTATATCGTAAAAACCATGCCTCTTTTTCAGGATCGTCATTTTTTTTGTTTCGTAATTTTTCAAACATTTCGGTTTTCTTTGCGCGTATTGTTTCTAAAGTAGGCTGTGTCCCATAGCATTTCAATGTAAATCGTTTTAATAATCCTTTTTGAGCCAACCGATTTTCTTGTTCCACTTGAAACAAATATTGAGACATGCACAAGAATCGATCTTTAAAATGAACAAAATTATCTACATTTGCATACAAAAACGCTAAATAGAAACTCAATATAGTATCAATTGTAGCAACCCGTATAGTTTGTTTTTGTATCACAATTTCATTGTAATTATGACAAGCAATCGGTTCATAAATAAAGGCTAAAGTATCATTACCAATATAAATTTCGTAGTGAGTAGGAATCACTTCTCCGATTTCATGAAACTTTCTACTTTTGGCGTTAGTAAAACCATGATCATGAAGATTTTTCAGTACAACTTGAACACATTGTTCAGGATTCACTGATAGTACATCAAAATCCGGAATCGATTTTACAATTCGTTGCAGTTTTCTAGGCATGTATCTACTGTACAAACTCGTCGCATAGCCGCCGAAAAATACAACACGTTGCTGAATAAATGTATCCTTTATTGTACAATACAATTGATTTGCTTTATCGGCACTATAATCCATGGATCGTTGGAAATCGACCTGAAAACATTTATCCACTTTTAATGGATAATATTGATTTAATAATGTCAAACGTTTAAGAACCTTTTCCCATCTTGATACATCTCCTTCGGGTCGAGACAATTCTAAAAACATACTCATGCGTAGAAAATTAGCTGGTGTATAGTAAATACCGTTCATGATGATCGCTTCTTTTTGTATAGACGAATACAATTCCGGGTGCAATAAGGTAATATCCGCCATTGGGATAAAATTCACAAATACCTTATATGTACCATAATGAACACCCGCTTTTGCTTCTACGTCACTATAACCGTTTTCATTAAATATATTGGCTAATTCTTTTGCATGATTTACTGGATCTTGAGAGAAAAAATCATAATCGGGAATATCCAAAGTACGATCATAAAATTGTGCCTCTTCGGGTAAAATATTATTAATAGCAGTACCACCGTAGCATATACATTTGGATTTTTGTAAAAATTCTTCTACAATAGAGATCATTTTTTTAACACCATCTGAATTGGCGATCTTTGTCTTGTTTGCATTTTCATTATCATCTACAGCTTGTCTCAAAATAGCCAATTCACATTCATCGAAGGTCATTTCTTTTTTGCATAATTGTGGGTAATAGTTATCCGGTTTTTTCCCTTTCTTTTTATAATTAGAATGGCGACGGCGACCATGATGACGCCGTGATTTATTATATTGTACAGTCATTTACGTATTTACATTATAGTGATATAATTTTTTACACTAATTAGTAGAATAAAAAATAGGTGTTGTGATTGGGTGTATT